GTAAACGTGTTTGTAAGCCGACTCGTCAACAACAACAAAGAAATTTTTGTCAAGAATGTCCTGATCTCTGTCATCGAACATTGTATATGTTGTGCCTTCAACCCAATTATATCTTTTGATCATTGGTTGCATATCATTTGCGGTCAATTTCTTCGCGAGTATCATATTCTCAAACGCTTTTGTTTTCAGTGAACGAAGTGATCCGATAGGTTGAGCAACTTCTTCCTCTGTACTACCAGAACTTAGATGATCGCCTATGAAAGAATAGTAAACAGTATTAGCAGGTTCACTTATCGATTCTACCAATTGATCAATCAGGTTCGTTCTAAATTCGCTTGGTATAATTTTCTTTGCCATTGTTAATCTCTATAAATTTAATTTATGAAATGGTATGAGAGAAGAATTGATTTTCATTCACAAAAATACCATCTGATAATATATCGAATGTTGTTGTACTTGTTGTTAAGTTGACGCCAATCGTACTTTCAACAGTAGCAAAATAACTGCCGAAGAGTTTTGTACCAGCGACATGAAGAACATCCGTTAATGTTTTCTTATAGGTCTCAAAAGGAAGAGAAGTTAGGACCTCATAAGAATATTCTTGATAGTAATCACTGTCTTGTAAGTATTTATCAGAACTCAAAAACGATCTTCTATTTAGATTATATCCAGGCGCAATACCTTGTTTTTCAATGTTAGTTGTGAAACGAATTGTCTTCGTAACATCATCAGTAGACTCAGCTTCTAACTCTTCGTCTTCGAAATATCCGAAACCAGAATCAATAACATTTACACTGGTAATGAAACCATTACCGGAAAATGATGGTGAATTAATGATTGCGTTTGTACCTGTTCTTTGCGCTCTTCTGTTTTCATTAACGGATTCAATTGTATCTGCTATATCAGAAGACAGACCAACAATCGTATCACCTGCTGTGAATTGACGACCATCAGAAAAACTATCCGTGTATGTTGATACTCTGACCAGTCTTAACTTTCTATTTGCTTGATCGTTTTCAATAACTTTTGCTTGTGCGCCGCCGTCTGCAATTGCAACCTTATTTCCATTCGAATCGGTTGTCTGGACTATTTCACCCACTGTAAAGGCCTGTTCTTCATTAGTGTAAACAATCTCATAATCATATCGCTCAAGATGATAGGTTGAAGGTTCATATACAATAAAGAATGGATCTTCCGCGTAACCTTGTCCTGGATTTGTAATAGAAATGCCAGATATACCGCCGATTGTTAAATCATTAAACGTAAACTCTTGATCGATTGTATTTAATAATGTAAAATCAGCGGAGTCAATTGTTGACGCTAAGTTCGCTGTCATCGCATCAATGGCCGTATTCGAATAAAAGTCACGGTAAATCTGTGTATTTTCTAACGATGTGATTGTAAACGTGGCAGCAGTATCGTAACCAGTCACGGTGTCAGCAGTAAAGGTTGTTGTCAGGTCTTCACCTTGTCTGTTCTTTGTTCTAATTTTTCCGTATTTAAAAAAGTTATCTGACTCACTTGTAGGAAATTTAATACCAAACTTAAACTGTTTCATTTCTTCAATTGTATATTGTACATTGTTTGTATCATCTTGAATGTACATCGGCAAGTTTGTTCTGAAAGCACCTATATTTTGTTGTAAAGTAAATTGATAATCTGTTCCAACAAGAGAGGTTTCTGTAACAATGCCGTTTGCTACAATTGTATCAACACCGTTGAGAGTTGCTAATTGATATAGTATGCTATTTTTTGATATACTTCCGAGATTATTTGGATTAGTTGTCGTGTATACAATCTCAACTGTATTGGCAGAATCAATAACTTCAGCAGAAGTTGAACTATCAACATAACTAGTATATTCAACAAATACTGTGTTGTCTCCTGATTTGTATAATATAGTACCATCAATGCTATCAATTATGTCGCCGCTAGTTGTGTTCGCCCATACAACGGGATATGTTGAGTTATCATAATTAAAATTAAGTTTTTCAGCTGATTGCAATTTTTCAACTAATGTTGCCTCAAATACGGTATTACCGCCAACATCATAACCAATAAAAGTTGTGTTTAGAGGCGTATCATAAATATCAGCGGAAGAAGTAGCCCCAGATACATTAAAAACAACATTGTCTTGTAAAACAGTATCAAATTGTCGTGTGATTCTATTTACATCATAGTAATTTGTGTCTGTGAAGGTTATGTTATTTGCTGTAATAACTTTGTCTGAACCGATTATCTCTGCGTTCTCTGTGTAACCCCAACCAGGACTCTCGACTTCAAAGTTTACAACACCTGTGTAGTTGGCTATTTCATTAACACGCAGTTTACCTTTCTTGCCTTTTGCAGCAGCTGTGCCATCGACAATTGAGAGAGTTTCGCCTACTGTAAAATTCGGATCAGATCGTATAATGTCAACACTACTTAATGAACCTAGAATTTTTGCGGTTATATTATTTGTAAGTGTTGTTGTTACGATCTGTTCACCAGTGATAAAATCTTTATCTCGGCCAGTGATAAACAGTACAGTGATAAATCTAGAACCTTTCTTAACTTTGATCAATCTATCAGCAAATGCGGTTGCACCACTTTTCTGACCTTTAATCGACTGACCTAAAAGATTGACATTTATTTTATTATCATCAATTTCTAAATATTCTACTTTGATGAATGTATTATCAGAAGGCCTAAAAAGGTTGTCACCTGGATATTGTATTTTAGCCTCAAGTCCATATATCAACTTGAAGTACAAATCTACCGCACGTTCAGTGCCTTTCGCACGATAGAAGTCGAGGGAGTTTTTGATAAACAGTTCTTTGTTTGTCGCAACATTAAACTGAATATTAGGAAGATATTTGTTTTTAAAATAAATAATAAATTCATCGATTGTCTTATCGATGTTACGATAATTGGTCAAATTTCTTGCTTGATAGAGAGTTTGACCAGACGATTCAAGCCATTCGTAATATGCTTCTACGAACGTAATGAAGAGTGCTCCCTCGTCCCTATAGAACGCGGGAAACATATCCTTTACTAAAGGACTAATATATTTTTCTATATCTCTCATTTAGAGTCGTTCCTGTTCGACCAATATCCTAATATCTTCATTTGCAATTGAAAGTATAATGTTCTTTGTTGATGAAACATCAGACTCAGAAGTTTTTGCATAGATTTTAATATATTCAGAGTTCAACGATGAAGGACTGAAAGAATCTAATTGTATGACACCTGTATCGTAGTTGACTGTGCCGATAAGTTTCAACAACTGATATTCGTTACCTTTTGCAACCATAAGACGCATCAGACCGTCACCATCATCTTCAAGAACAACTTGATTTCCATCGTAACCAAACGTTGTAGATGTGACGATAGGTTCTTCATCTGATTTACGGATCGGAGGTAAAACCGTAATAGTGTCATCAAGTTTTATACCAAAGTCAATAACATAATTATTTGTTGTTTGCAGTTGAGGTACAAATCTTTTAACTGCTTTAACAGTGGTATCATTACTAATAATAGATGTATCGGAGTTATCAATTGAACTAACGAATTTACTATAATGAAAAGTTTTCTTGAAACCGTTTAGTTGTACTTGATTATAGTTTTGTATGGCGGAGAGAACAATATTCTTAATACTCTGCGAGCTCAGAGAACTTTTGTTAATATCGTATTTAACTTTTGTGTCGATTTTAAGGTAAGTATAAATTGGTGTTTCGAACACAGGGTCAATTGACAGAGGACTTCTGCTCTTAATGAATGATTTGTATTCAGCGGAACGTGAAGGCGGCAGTATGTCTGTGTTTTTCAAATCGACCGCAACAATCACTTTACCGTATCTAGGAGGCACCGCCTCTTCGCCGCCGTATGCTGACACATCATTGATATCAGAGAAGTTTTGCAACAACAACGTTTTGTAGTCTTCTGCTGTTACAACTCGTTCTTGTGTTGTGAATGCACGAGGTGCATTAAATTTAATTGACCCCACTGTCTCAGGAATTGCACCGCCGGCCGCGGCAGATACAGTAGTTATAGCTGTTACTGTAGCGTTGCCTATCGACTCAGTAGGATTAAATGAATTGATTCCGTTCGGCAACTCGCCATTACATTTTCTATACTGTATAATGATTGTGGATCTATCTTTAGGTTTTCTTCCGATAACACCATCACCAAATACAATTTCGTAAGTGTCATTCTCTGCGGCTTGAATGAAGAATACTTGTGATGTTGATCCTAATCCAAATAGATTATCTGCTTTTTTATACTGAAGAGTTGTTGATCCGTTATCTTCAACTACAGTAACAGTAATGCTATTTGTGTCAATGGTTTTGTTTGTTGCAATATATCTGACAGGATTTTCATCATTCGTAACATAAGAATCATATGTATAATCGCCTTCGTATAGTACTACATTCAAGGCTTGAAATTGATTTGTAACACCGGTGCTTTCAGCGACAACATCGTCACCGACAACAAACGTAAATTTCTTTGATCCAGTCTTACCTGCAAATGCAGCGCCTTTCGGAATAAGAACGGAGGCATTATCGCTTGTGTCAGACAATAATATATTTACAGTTGCTTGCGCTGATCGAAATGATCTGGGTACATAATTCAATTCTTTGGCGTGTGATACGACCGAATCTCTCAACAACGCACTGTCAAGAAACATTTCACTACCGATCATATTCAGATAAAATGCATTTAATTGCGTATTGTATGCAAGAACATCCAATAAGACATTAATATTTGAACCTTCGAAGTCGTAATCGGTAAAAACTTCTTGCGATTTTAAATATTCTTTTAAATTATATTTAATCGATTCGAAGTCTAGTGTGGTTAACTCGTTGCCTGCGTTTGCCATTTTTATCTAACTCTGTAAAGTGTTAAGTTTAATGTTTCTTGTCTTTCGACATTTCGAATAGAATAAACGAGAACAACCGATATTGCATCTTGTTCTTCACTATTTCTCACGGTTATTTTTTCAACAACTGCTCTCGGTTCGTATTTGGCTATACTGCTTCTTATTTCATCTGCTATCTCATCGCCGGTTTTTGTATCAAAAAATGGTTCAAACAAAAAACGTGATATTCTAGAACCAAACCGAGGATTTCTAAGTCTCTCGTATTTATTAGTTAATACGATATTTCGAATGGACTGTTTTACAGCCTCAGATTGTGTTTTTCTACCGATATCGCCGGTAAACGGATTGGCTTTGAAGAAATGGTTGAAGTCACTAAAAATATCAGCAGCTTTACTATTTAGTTTATACTCTTCATTTTCTCTTAAAATTTTAGTAGCCATTTAAATACCTATATATTTTTATTATTTATAGGGCAGTCCAAGTTGAACCGTTGTGATATTGTATTTGCGAATCAGTTGTATTCCAGATAATATCACCCGCAACCGCTGTAACAGCATTGCGTTCTGTTGTTGTCAGTCTCGGCAGTCGAAGTGGTTTTGCCGCAGTTAAATCATACCTGTTTGAATCAACAGTGACATCAGCTGCGGCAGAACCCGTATAACCTTGTATGCCCTGTTTGCCTGCAGCGACAACCCATTGAGAACTATCGCCATCATTATAATATACACTGAACAAACCATCATCATTATCGAACCACATGTCGCCGTTTACAGCAGAAGCTGGCGCAGTATTTGAAACATTTACTCTAGAAGATGAACCAGTATATCCAGTTGCACCACTTGAACCTGTATAACCTCCTGCGGGACCTGCGGCACCTGCGGGTCCCGGATCACCTCTTGATCCCGTATAACCCACGGGATCACCGGCAGAACCAGTGTAACCAATTGGACCTTGAGCACCGTCTGCACCATCTATACCATTCGTGCCGTTCGTGCCGTTTGTTCCGTTTGTACCTGCTGTGCCTGCCGATCCAGTATATCCCCTGGGTCCTCTGTCACCTTGAACAGTCGTAACTGAACCGTTCGAACTAAATGAAACATATGACGGCCAAACTGTATTCCATTGACCGCCTGAATAAACTTTTACTTCACTATCAACTGTGTCGAAAATGAATTCACCTTCGGTTGTTCCTTCACCGGTATCAGGTAGGAAAATAGAATTGTTTGAAACGACCAATCCATTATTCAATGTTGTCAAATCATCTACAGTAAGAGCATCACCAATCGTTGTATTACCGGTAATTGATGCAGTCCCACCAATCGATGTATTACCGGTAATTGATGCGGTTCCACCAATCGTTGTATTACCGCCGACCGCTAAAGTGCCTGATATATCAACGTTAGCATTTACATCAAGTAATGTGCAATTGATTGTTCCGTCTGATCCTGAAATTTGAAAATCATTTACAACATCTATGATCAAATTATTGGCAACATCGATTATAAAATTCTTTACTTCGCCGTCATATGGCGGCGCTTTTTCTTTCTTCTGTGTGGAATCATAACCAGCCTGAATTACGATTCCTGTTTTACTTGTAATCGTTGTTGTACCAAGAGTATCCATGAACGTGTGGTTATCATACCACAAAGATCGTTGATTTCTATGAGCAGGTCTTAATTGCCACTCTGTTATTCTGTTTCCAGAGAGTTCTTGATCTTCTTCAAACTCGGTATTACTTGTATAGTATCCAACATCGAACCAAACACTTGTTGCATAATATATGGTATTCGCCCAGCCTGTTTCAAGTTGAGTTTTCAACGATTCTGCTGAAACTTTTGTAGCATCAGCGCGTTGTATCATTTCTTGTATTTTATCATTTAAAGTAGTCATGTTTAACCACCTAAACCTTTCAATCTATTTAATTCACTCTCTGTAGCGTTAAAAGACGAGTCAATGCTAGTTATGGAATCTGCAATTGCTTGAATATCAGGATTTACTTCACCAGCAAGAGCAAGTATATCAGCGCCTTTCAAATCACCTAATGCTTCATATTGACCAATAATAGTGTCCACTGTATTAAGTAATTCTTCTGCGTCACCCAATAAGTTACATGTTATATCATCTAACGCATCTAACAACGCTTGTTCTGTACAATCTTTTAAATTTTGAGCGGCAGTTGACACAGCGCCGGCCATTCTCGCAATTGCGCCTGCAACCGCAGCGAGTTCAATCGCTAATAGTACAATCGCAAAAATCTGTGCGCCGGCAGGACCAGTCGCTACTTTAATGGCCCATTTAATAATCTTCAACGGATTACTAGGTATATTTAGAATAGGTAACCATGTGCTAAGTATTTCGGCAATCTCAGAACCAATTTCAGCAGTAAGATCAACAATATCAGATACAGCGTCTTTTACAAGTTCTTTAATTGCTTCACAATCGGTCATCGCTTCTAATGCAGCAGCGGCATTATTAATCTCAGTTGCTATTTGAGATAAACCACTACCACTATCGGGATATTCAGTTTGATCTTTATTATCCGCAATCGATACATTGCCCAAAGGTCCATTCGAAGCGCATGGATCGGCCGCGGCCGTAGGATCTGTTGGTGTATTGGGATTTTCTTCTGCCATGATCTATACTATCCGTTTAAACTCTTTACAATTCCATTTTTGACAATCATAATTCTTCCACTCGGGAAACTCGCGGCGCCGGTCACACCTGTTTTATCGGAAATGCCTCCAGTAACAGATAGATGGCCTTGAATGGTCACAGGTCCCTGTAATGTTATGCCACCAGTTGCATTAATTTTTACGTTACCTGATGTTGTGATGAGTGCATCACCGCCATCACCATCATTTTCCGTTATGCTGACCACAAAGTTACCACCGGAAACTACGGTCGTATTATCTTTTCGTACAACCGTGGTTTTACCCGCACCCACAACTTCAGTTGAACTCGCAGCAACATGAAGACTATTATTTTTCAGAACAGTTGTATATGCATTACCTTTGATTTCATTCCATTCTTCACCTGAAACAATTTTTGTGTTGTCGCCATCAACGATAGACTGATCATCGCCTTTCGTTCTCTTGACTCTTCTGCCTTCAAAGTCATCACCATTTGCAATCTCTTCATATGAACCTGATTTATGCCACATATGAATTCTTTCGTAACCTGGTGTATCATCAAGTTCTATTGCATGACCAGACTTTGTTGTATACGTTGTATTATACGGATACTGCGCTTTATATGCTGACTCAGGTTCGTTAGCTTTTTTATTACGTTTAAATTCCGTTTTTTTGTAAGGTTCTTTTGGTAGTGTTTGACCTTTTACCTCTTTGCCTTGCGGATCAGTAAAGTCACCTTGTGCAAGCGGTGCAACATCCCACTCTTGTCGTTCAATCGGCGGTGTTTCTTTTGTTTGAAGTAGTGTGCCGCCTTCTGAATCTTTCTCAGGCAATACAGATTTCTTGTGATATGTTCCGAATATCAGTGGTATATTTTTTTCCATACCGTCAAGGTAGAAACCGAATACATATGTTCCTTTTGCAATACCGGTCGGTGACAAACCAACTGCGCCGATCCATTCGGGCACTGCAAACTGTTCGATCTCTTTTAGTTTTGCTTGATGTAAACTAGCAGACTGAATTGCGGAGACAGGCCACGCCCACAACAGCTGTTCGTCTTCGATGCCTTTTGAACCCGAACCTTTACCTAGATTTTCACCGGTCTGCGAATCTATAATTCGAATTTGTACTCGACCTAATCTATATTCATCATCGGTTATGTTAACAACTCGGCCGACAAACCACTGAAACTGTTCACCTAACTTATAATAAGCCATTCTATTCTCCGCCGAAGTGTGATTTAGCTAGTGACATGTTCATAAAATAATCAAATTGCGCTGTATCTCTCTTGTAAAATGTTTGCCTTAGACTATCAATAAAAAATGTTCCATTAAAATATTTTCTAGGCACTTCACTATCGTGATAAGCTACTTGTGATAAGTCCATCTTTACTTTATCGCCTACATTAATATTGGAATTGCCGTATACTTTCATCGTAGCACCATAATCACCGAGTCTCTCTATGTACGGTCTCTTCCATTTAATATTCTCGTTATGCAAGTTTTCAAATCTTGTTCCATCTTTCGCTACATACTTGACAGTTGCTGGTGTAGACTTCGCCCAATTATCAAAAGGTGGTGTATGATAAGGCGCATAAGAACCAAATTTCTTGTAAGATTCAACATCAGGAGGCAAAAATTCATATTTGTCACAGACAAACCTGTGAAGATATCAAACTCTTTAACAACATTACGAAGGCCGCCCGCTTTCAATAATTGAATAGTGTTACCATGACCAGTGATTTCAAATGCCAATATATTATTTAAATTGACAACGCCTAACTCTTCTCTATTCACAGTCGTTAAGTTGTATGGTCCGTGTTCTGGTCGACCAGTAAATTTTTCTGCGGTGACAAAATGATAACCTTGATGGTCTTGAAAGAAGTAAAAAGCAGATGATATGTTCGTTTCTGATACCGCTCTCTCTTTTACAAGATCAATTGCTTGAAGAGGTCTTATTTCATTGCAAACATAATCGAAAAATCCAGTTGTTGTTTCAAACTCTACAAGACTGCCGCCGGAAGTCCAATCCGAAGTTACAATTTCTTCAACAATTTCATGATATTTTTTCTTTTCAGGAAAACCATAACGTTTCGTATAGACTTCTTTCGCACTGTTTATTTCACCTTCAGAAGTACACGATAATGCGAATTGATTCTTGATAGACATGTTATTAGTTTTCTGACCTTCAACAGACTGTACAAAAAATCTATACGTCTTTTTAGCCATATCAGTAACATAAAATGTTAAGTCAATCCATTCTTCACCAAGAATAGGAAAGTTATCAATAAGATCGACACCATCATTGAAATAGAAAACAGCAGTATAAGTCGAGTTGTATATTGACTCTTCAATATCAAAACCAGACAGATATGGATAGATATTCATATCTTTTGATCCGTCAAAGGAGGTCATTATAATTTGCTCTCCCTCAATCCGGACGTGACCTTCGTCATTCTGCGACATTGTTTTTTATCCTTCGTTCATAATTTTATCAAGTTGAGTACTAAACATCCTCTTATACAGAGATGATATTAGGTATATAGATCGTTTCGATTCATTCAATTCATTTTCATAATCATAAAAGGAAAGTCGGCTGAAATATACCTGTTCGTTAGAAGGTATGACATCGGTTATTTTATTATAAGAATCGTAATTCACGGTTGCTGTTGCTGCGCTCTCATCGCCTATTATATTGTAATTGGTGTTTGTTTCGAAAGTACCGTTCACATGTTGTATTGTGATTGATGTTGTGTTCGCCCATGTTACTTCCGCTGTGGCGTTCGTGTTTGAACTAAGACTAATCACTTCACCGACCTGAAAATTGCCAGTCGATGGTGATGTGAAGTCGAGATTAACAATCATATTTGTTGATGCAGTGAAGTCTTCATTAGAACGAGTGTATGATATTATTCTATTATTAACACCGTATACAGGTTCCCAATATTTCTTACGATCACCCGTCAAAGCTTCATATGCCGATGATGACAATGTTGAAACATCAGATTCATAGTTGTTTACATATGATTTTGTTTTTCTCAATGCGCGTCTTTTCGACTGATATTTTTTGACAATAAAATCCTCAAACAATTCTTCTTTTATAACAATGTCATAATAGGGGTCGATTACATCGTTTGTCAGGTAGATAAGCCAGTCCATATCAATATCATCGTAGTAGTCGTGCGCTATGTGTTCAATCTTTTCGCCATCGCTCATTGTGTACGCATAAAATTCAGTCAACAACGACCTAATGTCAGTTCTAATATCTACTCTACGCAGTAAGTTCTTTACAAGCGTACCATCGTATTCGATGGTGGGAAACTTTCTAAAGTATTCTGAATTCTGTGCCATTATGGTGCTCCTGCATCTGAACCAGTGGTGTTGCCGCCGTCACCAGAAGATTGATCAGTACTTTCAGATTGAGTGCCGCTACCACCGCCTTGTTCTCCACCAGTCTGTATAGTAATTTCTTGAAACTCCATAGTCAATTCTATAGCAACGGGAGCGCCGTCAACAAAAAATGCAGAACCGCCCTCAGGTGTGAAGTTTATCATTAAATTCTTAACCATTGTCATGTTAAAAGTGCCCATGACACCCTTTTCATCACCTATGATTTTCGGTTGTATCATGTACGGATATTTTAATAGACTACCATCTGTTTGTGGAAGAACCAATCTTTTGATTAAATCAAGAATTTTTTTGATTGTATTCGATTCAGATTCACTTCTAGGTACAAATTTCCAAACCCATGACCATTGACGTAAATCCATACCTTTGAAAAACACACTAGCATGAGGGTTTGGTACAGCGCCCATGAATTGCGTAAGTATACCAGAAGCAGACCCGCTATCAGCACCTGCAAGACCTGAGATTCCTACCGTATCAAGTACATCAACGCCCATCATCATTCCTCGCAGGCCTGCGTTTTTAAGCAAGTCGCCAGTATTGTTTATAAACTCTTCTCCACTTGGCATCTTACCGGTCTTCAGAGCGTTCGCTAATCCTACGCCAGCGTTCTGAGTCTGATTTACAATATCACCATAAAAACCAGTATCTTTCTGATCAAGTCTTATACTATAATTTTGCGTGAAGTTTTGTGGCATAGGAAATTGAATTTTGACCCCAGGCTCAGTAGTACCTTCAGCCATAGGATTTGGTCTATAATAAGAATAGAACTGAAGTTCAATATACGAAGGAGCATTTTTCGCCAGATCCGGGGGAAACATTGTTCCTGTATAATTCAAGTCTGAAATGCCGACAATTCTTTCTTTAGTACTTTTCATTTTCGTATAAGGATTGTCTTTAGCTCTTGGTTTTGGTCTTGAAC